GTCTGAATCTGTAGACGGTCAAGCGTCTACACAGTCGTCTACAAAACCGACTACCAGAGAAGAGAAGAGAAGAGAAGAGAAGAAAGAAGAGACAAAGGCAGCGCGCAAGCGCGCAGCACCTGCGGTGCTTGTGTCTGTGTCCGAGATGGTTGCAGAAGGCGTGAGCGAGCAGCACGCGACGGATTGGCTGATCGCTCGCAAAGCCAAAGACCTGCCGCTGACCCCGACCGCTTGGGCGCAGACCAAGGCCGAGGCCGTCAAGGCTGGCTTGACCATTCCCGACGCGATCAAGACCGCAGCGGCGAACGGCTGGGCCGGGTTCAAAGCGTCCTGGCTTGAGCAGGTTTCGACGCATCGCGGGTTCGATCCGCCAAAAACCGTCCCTAGCGCCGCTGCCGATGCCACTGCGGCCTACCTGGCCGAGCAGGCGCAACGAGGCAGCACAGCCCCGCCAAAAGCGGTTCTTGAGGCATTGAAGGCACTACGGGTGGTTGCATGACTGAAGCCGATGACAAAGACCAGCGCGTGACCTGCACCGCCTGCCAGCGGTTTAAGGCTGGACGCTGCCACCAGGCGCAGCAGGCCGGATTGGGAAAGCGCCCCGTGGCTGAAGTCGGCAGCACGTTTGCAACCACTCCGCAGCATTGCAGCGGGTACAGGGCAAAGCCATGAGCGAACAGGAAAGCACCGTGCTGGCCTCTATTCGGGCCTGTGGCGCGATTTCAGCGGCAGACCTAGGGCATAGGTGCGGGCTAAGGCTTGAGGCGCTTTACGGGGCTCTAGTGGCTTTGGAGGCGCGAGGGCTTGTCCGCATCGTTGTGAACCACATCCGGGGCTATCCCCACGAAAGACTTTGGAGAGCAGTTTGACAACCGCCTACATCACCCAAGGAATCCGCGACGACGCGGCAACCATCATCAAGATGGTGCATAACAAGCCACAAACCCGCAACGAGATTGCCAAGCACCTCAAGCGGGGCAAGAACTGCCTAGACCGGGCGTTTCAGTTTGCCAAGTCGCAGGGAAAAATCGACTTTGTGCGGGTCGGGACTACCTGCTACTGGGGCAGCGCGAAACAGGTGGCGGAAATCAGGGCCGAATGGGACGCGCAAGCCAAAGAACGCGAAAGACTGCGGCTTAAAAGGCGATATGAGCAGCACCTAGACCTGGACAACGTGCCGGATATGCCTGTGGTTCAGCGTGTGGTTTCGGCTTGGGGCTTGAAGGTGCCGGCTACCAACGCGCCGCGCTGGATTTTCGAGGCAGCATGAAATGCGCAAGATGCAGCCGGCCAATGATCGAGCCATCAGTATCAATCAAGACGCGCTCGGGTGTGTACGGCTACGGCCCCAAGTGCGCCGCAGTCATGGGCCTGATTCAAGCCGTGCAACGGGCGCGAGCCAATCCGGCGAGAAAACAGGAAACCTCAGAGGATCAAATGGATTGGATCGAAGATGACCCATCGACTTGACACAATCCCGCTTCCCGCAGATGCAACCCGCTGCACCGGGCTATTCTGCGAACGGAAGATGACATGCGCGAGGTATCTGGCTGCAATCCCAAAGGGCGGAACGCTCAGAGACTTTGCGCGTGATGTGATCTGGTGCATGGCTTATATATCGCTGCAATCACTGAAGGATTCTGCGAAAATCAAGCCGGACAACCCGGCCAAACAATGGATTGGCAATGGCAAAATCTAACTTCCCCCCCGAAGGCGATGTGCGCTTGACGCTTAACGTCCGCAAGGAAATACACCAGAAACTGAAGGTGGCTAGCGTGATGACCAGCACAACGATGGGTCAACTGGTGGAGCAGCTAATCACTGCCAAGCTAGACGAAATCCTGCGGCAAGGCATCAAGGCTCAGAAGTGAGCGGCAATGTTTGAAAACATGGTAGTCGGCGCATCGCTTCTGTTAGTCGCAGGCGTTGCCGTGCTGGAAATCATCGAGGTTCTGGATATGTGGCGCAGGGATGGGGAGGGCGGGTCATGAAATACCGCAACAAGCCATGCCAGATTGGCACAGAGAAGTACCGCAGCCAGCGCGAAGCAAAACGCCATCAGGACTTGCTGACACTTCAGAAGGCCGGGCTTATCGCAGGCTTGGCGCGTGAAGTTCCGTTTGAGCTTTCGCCCGGCGTGAAGATCGAAGGCGAAACCCGCAAAAGGCCAGCGGTCAGATACGTTGCCGATTTTGTTTATTCGGACGTCAAGGCGGGGCGAGTCGTGGTCGAGGACGCAAAGGGAATGCAAACCCCGCTCTACAGGCTCAAGAAACACTTGATGGCAACGCTGCGGGGCATCCATGTGCGGGAATCTTGAGGGTCAAGCATGCAAGTAGGCGACGAAACCATACGCCGGGTCATCCTCTCAACAGGATGGAAACCCGGAAACAAGGTAGACGACGACGCAGTAAGAGCGTGGTTCGCAGCCTTTGCCGATGAACTGCAAAAGGCATGCCATGAAGTCGCAGGACGGTACAAACCGAGATACACGCAAGTGACAGCCAATCCCGAGGATGACCCGCAGCGCATGGCAAAGACAGCAGCGGAGAACGTGGCGCGGATGATGGAAGCGAGGGTAAGCGAGTGACAGGGCAGGTAACAAAAACCAAACGCAAACCGACCGGCGCTGCGGCAATGGGCGCGGGGCCTGGCCGTCCAAAGGGCATCCCGAACAAGATCACGACTGAGTTTCGGGAGACTGTCCGCAACCTGCTGGAGTCCAATAGCGAGAACGTGGGCCGCTGGCTGACGTTGGTTGCAGAGGGCGACGGATCGGACACCGGGCGGGCAGACCCTGCCAAGGCCCTAGACCTGCTGGCAAAGCTGGCGGAGTACGCTTCACCAAAGCTGGGGCGTGTTGAAGTGCAGGCAGAGGTGCGCGTGCGGTCGTTGGCTGAAGAACTGTCCGAACTGAATGCCAGAACTAAGTGAAACACAGAAGGCTGTGCTTCGTTGGCGGGCTGATGGCCCGTCTGAGTTTGCACGCGAGGTGCTGGGCGCAAAGCCAACAGACCAACAGTTAAGCGGTGGGCGTGCGTTGGTAGAGAAGCGCCGGGTTTCGATCCGCAGCGGCCACGGTACGGGAAAGAGCACGTTTGAAGCGTGGTGTGTGCTGTGGTTCCTGTCTTGCTACTTCCCGTGCAAAGTTCCCTGCACTGCGCCGACAAGTCACCAGCTAGAGGATGTGCTGTGGTCTGAAATTGCCAAATGGCACCGCAAGCTAAAGGAGAACATCCCGGCGCTTGGTGAACAGTTTGAGTGGAGCGCGGGCGCTTTCCGAATGAAGGCGACTCCAAATGAATCGTTTGCAGTGGCGCGGACTAGCCGGCCAGAGCGGCCCGAAGCTCTGCAGGGTTTTCACTCGGAGAACATCCTATTTCTGATTGACGAGGCATCGGGCGTATCGGATAACGTGTTCGAGGTTGCCGAAGGCGCTTTGTCTACGGATGGCGCTTTTGTGGTTATGGCGGCAAACCCAACCCGGCAAAGCGGATACTTCTACGATAGTCACCACAAAATGCGGTCGGCCTGGGCTGCGCTGCATTGGAATGGCGAAGATAGCCCAATGGTTTCCAAGCAGTATGTGGAAAACATGGCTAAAAAGTATGGCCGGCAAAGCCCTGTATTTAAGGTGCGCGTGCTGGGTGACTTTGTTGGCGCGGCGGATGGGGTTATTAGCCTTGAACTATTGGAGGCCGCAAAGATTCGTGAGGTTGACGTAAACAGCCGTGCGCCAATCATTTGGGGGCTTGATGTGGCCCGCTTTGGCGATGACTCCTGCGCTCTGGCTAAACGTCAGGGCAATCACAAGCTGGGCACTATCCGCGAATGGTGGGGCAAGGACACCATGCAGACGGTTGGCATAGTCAAGGCTGAATACGATGCGGCACGCGAAAAGCCTGCTGCCATCAACGTGGACGTAATCGGCATTGGGTCGGGTGTTGTTGACCGCCTCAAGGAAATGGGCCTGCCTGCCGTTGGCGTGAACGTTGCCGAGTCTGAGTCTGCAAACGCTAACCCTGAAATCAGCTTTAACCGGCTGCGGGATGAGCTTTGGTGGCGTGGCCGAGAGTGGCTTGAGGCGCGTGATTGCAAGTTTGACGACGATGAAGAAACGATTGCCGAGCTAACTACGCCGACCTATAGCATCTTGTCAAACGGCAAGATTAAGGTTGAAGGCAAAGACGAGATGAAGAAGCGCGGCGTAAAGAGTCCCAACCGGGCGGATGCCTGGCTTCTGACGTTCCACGAGGGCGGAATGCCTGCGCTGATGAACCAGAAGCTGAATTACCCTAGGTTGACGGCTTCTTAGCATAGAATCCAGAAAACAGGCAGCGCCGTGAGGCGTCCCGATATGGCAAAGATGCAAGAAGACGAACTCCGGGCGGTTACGGACGCTGAAATGCGTCAAGCCGTAGGGTTCTGGAGTGGAAAGCTAGCGAACCAGCGCC